AGCGCCCGGCATGCTGCAACAAGTGCCGGTTACGTCAGGTCGATGCGCGCGGGTTTGAGGCGGAGTTCGCGCGATGAGTCGTGCGCTGGCAACGCTCGGGCAGTGGATGACGCGCGTGCAGGTCTGGGTGTTGACCTGGATCGCCGCGCACATCGTGGGCCCGGCGCCGATCGTCTATCACCGCCCCGGCGGGCCGGCGTTGTGGCGCGCGACGTACTGGTGGAATGCGGGGCTCTACACCGTGCAGTTCTACCGGGACGGCGAGTGCGTCGCCGCAGGCACGGACCCACTGCTGCGTCGCGCATACCAGCGAGCACGGCGCACCGCCCGGGCGGTGTTAGCCACAGAAATATGGCCATCGCGCGCGCGCGCGCGGTTTGACACCGGAGGAACGCCGTGAACGATGCCGCAGCCGAATGGGTGGACCCGTCCACCCTGAAACCCTGGCCGAAGAACCCGCGCAAGAACGACGGCGAGCCCGTGGTGCGCGTAGCCGAGTCGATCAAGCGCTTCGGATTTGCGGCGCCCATCGTCGCGCGCACGGAGACGCGTGAGATCATCGCCGGGCACACGCGCTGGAAGGCGGCGCAGTCGCTGCAGCTCACGCAGGTGCCGGTGCGCTTCCTCGACATCAGCGAGCGCGAGGCGCACCTGCTGGCCCTCGCCGACAACCGGCTCGGTGAACTCGCCGAGTGGGACACGCCCGAGCTGCAGTCGATCCTGACGTCGTACGACCTGGGCGATCAGATGGTGGCGGGCTGGACCGAGAAGGACCTGCGGGAGCTCGAGCGTGCGGCGCGCGGCGACGAGGAACTCGTGGACGACGAGGCGCCGGAGCCGCCGGCGAATCCGGTCACGAAGCCCGGCGACTTGTGGCTGCTCGGCAAGCACCGGCTCGTGTGCGGCGACTGCACGGACCCGAAGATGGTCGGGCTGGCGCGGGCGGCACTCGAGCCGTTCTTGATGTGCACCGACCCGCCCTACGGCGTGAACTACGACCCGGAGTGGCGTAAGCGCGCTGGTTTGAACAACAGCGACCGCATGGGCGATGTTCCGAATGACGACCGGGCTTCCTGGACCGATGCCTGGAAGCTCCACGTCGGCCGGGTCGCGTACGTCTGGTGCGGCGGGCTGCACTCCGACCAAGTGGGGCTCGACCTGCGCGCGGCTGGCTACAACCTGCGGTCGCAGATCATCTGGCGAAAGCCGTCGCTCGTAATCAGCCGTGGTCACTACCACTGGCAGCACGAGCCGTGCTGGTACGCGGTGCGCGAGGGCAAGACGTCGCGATGGAGCGGCGACCGCACGCAGTCGACGGTGTGGGACCTGGCGCGCAAGGACGGGCAGGACGTGACCGTTCACTCGACGCAGAAGCCCATCGAGTGCATGGCCCGCCCGATCCGCAACCACGGCACGACCGGCGACGTGGTGTACGACCCGTTCTGCGGTTCCGGCACGACGCTGATGGCGGCGGAGCAGCTCGGGCGTGTTTGCGTGGCACTCGAGCTGTCGCCAGCCTATTGCGACGTGATCGTCGAGCGCTGGCAGAAACTAACGGGTGACAAGGCACAACGGCAGTAGTGACACAAAGGAGACGAGCACGATGACAGACGGGACACAACGAGACCTCCAAACGATTACACCGGCAGACGTCGGGGAGCTGCCAACGATCCTGCTCGAGGCGGAGCCGACCGAGGGCGAGGAGCCGATCACCATCGGGGCCGTGCGGGTGCCACTCGACGACGGCACCGTCGAGGAACTGCGCGCCATGTTCCAAGGAGCGATCTGGCGCCTATTCGAACGCATGCAGGGCGACATCGCGCGCGAGATTCGCGTGATGCTCGGCGAGGAGGTGTATGACCCGCGCATCTTCACCGAGGAGGAGCGGGCCCGGCGGATCGAGGCGATGCAGCGCTGCGCGGCGCTGAAGACCTCGGACGTGGAGCGCCACGAGTCGTGGATGGCCATGCACGTCGAGCAGGGCTGGGTGTACGGCGAGGAGTTCAACCCGGCAGCGAAGACGCATCCCAACTTGATGCCATGGCAGGACCTGCCCGCCTCGACCCGTAGCAAGGCACGGATATTCGACATCTGCTCCCGGTACGCCGCTGTCGTGAGCGGCATGATCGCCGGAGGTTGATTGTGTCATGGCGACCGCGAAGAAGAAGAAGCGCAGGGCAGGTCCGAAATGGACAAAGCTCACACCCGAGGTGGAAGAGACGATCCTGCGACACCTCCGCATGGGAGCGTTCCGCAAGCATGCGGCGGAAGCGGCGGGCATAAGCGACTTCGCGTTCGACGACTGGATGCGGCGCGGCGACGAGGGCGAGAAGCCCTTCGCCGCGTTCGTCGAGAAGGTGCGAAAAGCGCAGGCGGAGGACGCCCTGAGGTCGCAGTCGATTATTACCCGCGCGCAGCTCGGCAAGATCGACGGCGACTGGAAGGCCGCCGCCTGGGTGCTGGAGCGCAAGTATCCGAAGCTCTACGGGCAGGCTGCGATGGCCGCCGCGAGTGTGACTATCAAGTCTAACACCGACGAAGATGGAGAAAGCACGCAAGTCCAGTTCTACCTCCCGGACAACGGGCGGCGCCCGCAAGACGAAGAGGAAGGCGACCGGTAAGCGGGTCGGGCCGCAGCCCGGCTCTCAGGAGCGCTTTCTCGCGTCGCGTGCCGACATTGTTTTCTATGGTGGGGAAGCGGGGTCCTCGAAGACCGCCGGGCTCGTGCTCGAGGGCATCCGGTGCCACGACATCCCGAAGTCCGGCGGCATATTGTTCCGACGCACGTCGCCACAGCTCGAGGGCCCGGGCTCGCTGTGGGAGCTGATGCGTGAGTGGTACCCGGCACTCGGAGCGCGCCTAACAGAGTCGCCGAACTTCAAAGCGGTGTTCCCTTCGGGCGCCACGGTGCAGCTCGGTCACCTGCAGTACGAGACCTCCAAGCTCGCGCACCAGGGCAAGGGATACTCGTTCATCGGCTTCGACGAGTTGACGCACTTCAGCGAAGGCCAGTTCTGGTACTTGTACTCACGCTGCCGCTCCAGCTCGGGTGTTAGATCTTACATCCGGGGCACGATGAATCCGGACCCGGACTCGTGGGTCAAGAAGATGATCGAGTGGTGGCTGGACGAGCGCGGCGAATTCGCCCGGCCCGAGCGCTCGGGTGTGATCCGCTATTTCTACCGCATCGGCGAGGTGCTGCACTGGGCCGACACGGCCGAGGAGCTCCTGGCGCAGTTTCCCGAGCACGGCGTGCCGCCGACATCGTTCACCTTCATCCTGGGCCGGTTAGCTGACAATAAGATTCTCTTACAGATCGATCCCGGGTATCGCGCGCGTCTGATGGCGCTGCCGCTGGTGGAGCGCGAGCGTCTGCTCGGCAGCGGGCAGGGCGGGAACTGGCGCATCAAACCAGCCGCCGGGCTCTACTTCCAGCGCGGGTGGTTCCGCGTCGTGCAGGTACTGCCGAGCGACATCGTTCAGATCGTGCGCGCCTGGGACAAGGCCGCAACGCAGCCGACCGCCGAGAACCCGGACCCGGCGTGGACGCGCGGCATCCGCATGGCGGTAACGCGGTCGGGCCGGTTCATCGTGATGCACCTCGAGTCGCTACGCGGTTCGCCGCAGCAGGTGCTGACCCGCATGCGCAACACGGCGACGCAGGACGGAAAGGGCACGAAGGTGCTGATTTGGCAGGACCCGGCGCAAGCGGGCAAGGTCGACGTCCAACTCACCAAGTCGTACCTGATGGGCTTCCACGTCGAGTCGGAGGTCGCGCGCGAAGACAAGCTCGTGTACGCCGGGCCGTTTTCGACGCAGGTGGAGGCCGGCAACGTGGACGTGCTCGCCGGTGCGTGGAACGAGGAGTTCTTCGCCGAGCTCCAAGGCTTCCCGGACGGCCGCCACAAGGACATCGTGGACGCCTGCTCGCGGGCGTTCATGGGGCTGCACAAGGCCGGCGTCCGGGCGTACCAGCAGGCTATGGCGAACATCTCGGAGGAGATGTTCGCGGCCGAGTAGGGCGCGCTGACGGCTAGGAGGCCCTTCCCAAGCCCGGCGTCCTCGCATACCAGCAGGCGAAACGGCTACGTATCGCCCGAGCTAACGGCCCGATGAGATGAGCGTCTTAACGTCGCTGGTGACCCGCGCCGACTCCTGGATCAACGCGATGACCGGGCTCGGCACGTTGCGCGACAAGCTCGTGTACACGCAGCCCGTGGCGGGCGCCAAGCTCGGCGACGGCGCGCTCGAGTCGCTTTTCAACGACGACGACATCGCGCGCCGCATCTGCGCCAAGCTGCCGCGCGAAGCCATGCGGCGCGGCTTCCACATTGAGCTCGAGGGCGACGACGAATCCGAAGACGCCGACGACATCGGGCGGCTGATGGACGACCAGCTGATGCTGCTGGGTGCGATCCCGAAGCTGCGCGACTCCTGGATCTGGGCACGGCTCTACGGCGGCGGCTGCGGAGTCTTCGTGGGTGCGGACGACGGGCAGTCGCCCGAGCAGCCGCTCAACGAAGAAGGCATTCGCACGATCTCGTTCCTGAACGTGGTGAAGCGCCCGCTGATCACAATCAAGTCGCGCTACGAGGACGTGACGTCGCCGCAGTTCGGCGAGCCCGAACTCTACAGCGTGCACGTTGCATCCACCGGGCTCGGGCCGGTCGTGGCCCGTGCGAGCATCGACATCCATGCGTCGCGCATGATTTTGTTCGAAGGCGCGATGACCGCGCAGCAGACCTTCCAGTCGCCGAGCGGCTGGCAAGACTCAGTGCTGCAGAACGTGTACTCGGCGCTGCAGCAGTCGGCGACGGCCTGGCAATCGGTCGCGCACTTGATGACGGACGCGTCGCAGGGTGTGCTGAAGATCGCAAACCTGGTCGACCTCATTGCGAGCGGCGGGCAGGACGCGCTGCGCACGCGCATCCAGATGATGGACATGGCTCGCTCGGTTGCACGGGCGATCCTGGTGGACGCGGAGAAGGAGTCGTTCGAGCGCGTCTCGACCAGCTTCGCCGGCTTGCCCGAGGTGATGGACAAGCTGATGATGCGCGTGGCCGCAGCAGCCGAGCAGCCCGTCACGCTGCTGTTCGGGCGGTCGCCGGCCGGCATGAATGCGACGGGCGAAAGCGACATCAGAGGCTGGTACGACACGGTCTCCGACGCGCAGACGGACATCCTGAAGCCCCGGCTCGAGCGGCTGCTGCGCCTGATGTTTGCCGCGAAGGATTCGCCGACCAATGGTCGCGTACCCGAGCGCTGGTGCGTCGAGTTCAACCCGCTCTGGCAACCTACGGACAAGGAGACCGCCGACACCCAGAAGGTGGTAGCGGACACCTACGTGGCGCTGGTCGGCGCGGGCATCATGACGGACGCCGAGGCCGGCATCGGCCTCGCGCCGGACTTCCCGACCATCGACGTCGGGCACCGCGAAGACCTCATGGCGGCCGACCTCGAGGAGGGCCTGCGTCCGAGCGAGATCAACACGCCAACGCCGCCGCTCGACCCGAACGACCCGGCAGCTAACGGCGGCGAGGGCGGCAGCAAGGGCGACAGCCCAAAAGCCCGAACAGACGCTGAGCAGCCGCGTAAGCCGAAGGGCTCGGCGGAGGGCGGACAGTTCGCGTCGAAGGGTGGCGCGGCGTTGAGTGAAGGCGGCTGGGGCAAGACCGAGCACAGCGTGAAGCAGGCAGTTGCCAGTCTTCCCGCTCATGTCGACAGCGTGAAATCGGCGAGCAACGCGGACATCGACGCCGCCTCCGACAAGGCATACGCGGCCTATACGCCGGAGCAGGCTAAAGCCGTAGGTCGATGGAGCGGCCCGAGCTACGGGGAGATTCGGAAGGCAGACGCCGGGGTCCCGAGCGTCGACCCACGGTTCCACGAGCTAGCAAGCCACTTGCGGGGAGCGATCGAGGAACACGGCATCACAACGGACGGGGCTGTGCATCGCGGACTCAAGGTCAGCCACGATGTGGCCCGCCAAATGCTGAACTCCCCGACGATAGACATGGACTCCATGACGTCGTGGACCTCCGACGAAGCAACCTATCGCCACTTCAGCGGCTCCCCGCGATCCAGCGAAGTGGGAGTGGTCCTGACGATGAACAATGCGCGCGGCCTACCGCTTGGAGGGAAAGAGGCTGAGCTCATCGTGCCGAAGGGGCAGTACAGGATCGCCAACCGGACGGTGGATAGCCACGGCACGCTTCGCATACAGCTTGCTGCCACGGGCAGCGACAAGCCAAAGGCCACACACGACAGTGTGAAACAGGCGATCGCGCACCTCCCGGAGCATCAAGACCATCCGCGCAGTGCCGCCGTCTCGACCGAGAAGATCGACGCTGCCGCACGCAAGGCCAGGAGCACGTTCACGCAGGATGATCGAGACGTTGTTGAGGAGTGGATGGGCGGGCGTTACGCGGCGATACGAGCCGCCGACCAAGGAGAAGACGCCAAGCCCGAGTTCAAAGCGGCAGCAGAGCGAATGAACAATCTCATGGCAGCGCACGAGTACGAAGCAGCCGGCGTCTCCTATCGCGGTTATGCCGTGCCGCCGGACATCGCGCATAAGCTGCTGTCACAGGACCAGCTACGGCTGGCCTCGCTGACATCGTGGTCAGGGAGCGAAAGCACGGCGCGCAGTTTCGCGCGGCGCAACGTGCCCGCACAGCATACGACTGTGATCTTGTCGATGCACAAAGCGCGTGGGCTTCCGATCGGCGGCGATGAGGCCGAGATGGTCGTTCCCAAGAACGGCTACAAGGTCGTCAGTCGCTCGCGCGATGACAAGGGCATCTTGCGCGTGCACATCGAGCCGATCGACGCAGCCACACGCAAAGCGCCGGTGCACCGCGATTCGGCGGCCGAGGCCGAACCCACGCAGACCGGCGACGACAAGCCCACGAGCGACGACAAGAGTCGCTTCGGCTCGAACGGCGAGGAGTTGCAGTTCCCTGACGTACGCGACGACGGCTGGGACACGCAGACGCGCGCGCCGAAGGGCTCCTCCATCGGCGGGCGCTGGGTATCGAAGGGCGGCGGGGGCACCGCCGCGCAGAAGAAAGAAGCACGCGCCAAGCTGACTGACGTCGAGCGCGAGTCCATCCGCGCGGGCGTGAAGTCCGGCTCTCTGCTCGTCGAGTATCAGCGCCGCATCGTCGAGAAATACGGGCCAGGCAAGGGCGGGATGATCGCTTACGAGCGCGACATCAAAGCCCGCATGAAAGAGGCGAAGGCAGCGCGCGGGCAGATACGCGAGGCGAAGAAGCGCGAGAAGGACATCGCGGAGAACATCCGGCTCGAGAAGGAGAAGCTCGAGAAGGCGAAGCAGGAGGCCGCGCACAAGGCCAAGGCCGAAGCTGAAGCGAGAGCGAAGGCGGAAGCCGCCACCAAGGCCAGGGCAGAAGCCGAAGCCAAGGCCGGTGCGGATGCCGCAGCGAAAGCGCGGCTAGCAGAGAAGAAGGCAAAGTCCGCTGAGAAAGCCAAGGTGACCCGCGCAGCTAATAAAGCGAAGAAGGAGGCTGAAGCGAAGGCGAGGAAAGAAGCCGAGGCGAAGGAGGAGGCCGACGCGAAGGCAGCTTCGACCAAGTCGATCGGCGCAACGTCCGGATTGCCGCCGGAGCACACGGTCGAGCACCACGCAGCCCAGCTCGAGGAAGAATATGGATTCGCGGCGGCGACAGTCGGGTGGGGCAGAGCAATGCGCGAGCGCGGCAAGGCACTGTCGCTCGATGATTTTTCGACGGGTGTCGACGGTCTGCACGGGCTCGGCATCGAGCACGCAGACCCGCGCGAAACTCACCGCATCGTCGGGCGCCTGGCGCGGACTGGACGCTACAAGACAGTCGGCGAACTGACCGATGGTCTTCGGGCAGCTCTCGTCGACGCCGAGGTAGTGGCGCACGTCGAGGTCGCTTCGCAACTCGTCGCGCATCGACGCGCGCTGGCGGACGCCGGTGCAACGACGGGCGCACTCGCGTTCAAGCACGAGATTGTGAACTCGTCAGGCGTCGCGACGAAGGAGATCGCAAAGGTGCGCGACGACGTTGCGACGCTATACGCTGGTCTGAGTCACAAGGACGTCAAACAGCCCACCGGTTACTTTTTTGAAGCTGACAGCAAGAATGACCGCGCATATCACAGCGAGCGGGGCGGAGGGTTGATCAACCTTGGAGTGGGAAGCCGGACCGTCGAACAAGTGCACCAAGCGAAATGGGAGACGGCGCACGAATGGGGCCATGCGATTGAGCACCTGAATCACAAACGGGCGATGCGTTCGGGTCGATTCCTGGAAGCGCGCACGAAAGGTGAGCTCGCCAGCAGTCTGGCAGAACTCACGGGGAATTCGGCATTCGACTTCACGGAAGTCGCAAGAAAGGACAAGTTCTTCGACCCATACGTCGGAAAGATCTATCCGCCGAAAGGCAGCGCTGCGACGGCGACGGAAGTGCTGTCTATGGGCGCCCAGCACCTCGTCAATTTGAAGGACATGGCGCGACGCGTATACACGTCAGACCCGGAAACGTTTCACTTCACGCTCGGGCAGCTCGCGAATCAGTAAACGCGGCCCGGCACGGATTCCGAGGCAGGCGGAGAAGGAACTTCCGGGACCGAGCTTTGTACGACGCCATCGGTCCTGCGGAGTGTCTGGCGAAGCCAACAGTCGACCGACCACGGATCGCGCGGATTCAAATCTTCGACGCCGCCGGGCGGGAGGCCGACTTGAACCATGGGCCCGTAACCTTCTGGCACGAGGCGCAACTGCCGTTGGAGCTCGGTCGCGAAAGGCCCGTTGCCGGCGACCTCGAGAACCGCGCCCTCGTCCAGCGTAACCACCGTGCCGTCGCTGTACCGCCATTCCATGCCTCCCACACTACCACGGGCAGCCCGTTGACAGCGCGGTGGGCGCCTGGATACCACCGACCCCATGGTGCGCATTGCCATTGTGGGCGGGCCGCGCGCCGGCAAGACCACGCTGGCGGGCGTGCTCGGGCGCGAGCTTGAATTTCCGATTGTCCACGCTGACGACCTGATCGACCTCGGGTGGTCCGGCGCCAGTGACCACCTTGCCGAACGCATCGCGCTCGCCGTCGGGCCTTGCATCTGGGAGGGCGTCATGGTCGTGCGGGCGCTCCGCAAGGTGCTGCACGCCGGCCCGGAGCGCCCGGTCGACCAGTGCATCGTCCTGGACCAGCCCTGGGTGCCGCTGACCGCCGGCCAGCGCGCCATGCGCCGCGGCTGCGCCACGGTGCTCGCCGAGATCGAACCGGAGCTCGTGCGGCGCGGCGTCGAGTTCGTGCGGCCGGTGCGCTCATGAAGGCGCTCGTATACGCACTGCGCACGCAGGCTACAGTGCGCGCCGCAGCGCACGCCCGGCAGCGGAAGCCGCAGCCCTGGCCGCGCCCGCGCTACCCGACGGCGGAGGCGATCCACTACTACCGGCTTCTGAAGTACTGGGTGGAGCTGGTCCAGTACATCGTGAAGCGCGACATCGTGCCGATGCTGCCGGACATTATGGGGCAGGCGCCGATGCCGACCTCCGAGCCGCAGCCGCGCACCGACGCAGCCGGCAAGACCATCGACCAGGCGTTCGAGGACGCCGCGGCGGAAGCGGCAGCGGCGCTGCCCGATCCAGTGATCCAACGCGGAGCGCAGCAAACGGCCCTCCGGGTTACGGAGTGGAATGCGAACCAGCTCAACGCGCAGGTGCAGAAGGTCGCGAAGATCAATCTGTACGACAGCGCCACGGGGCTGGGCGATCACCTCGAGCTTTTCGTCTCCGACAACGTGAAGCTGATTAAGTCGGTAGCATTCGGACAGCTCGACGACCTAAAGGGCGTGGTGACGCGCGGTGCTCGCGCCGGGCTGCGTCACACAGAAGTCGCGGCGCAGATCGCTCAGCAGTTCGGCGTCACGAAACGCCGGGCGGCGGTCATCGCGCGCGACCAGATCGGCAAGCTCAACGGCGAGCTCAACCAGCTACGCCAGCAGAACCTCGGCGTGCGGCGCTACCGCTGGTCGACCTCCCAGGACGAGCGGGTACGCGACAGCCATCGCAAGCTCAACGGGACGATCCAGGAGTGGGCGAAGCCACCCGTGGTCGACGAGCGCACCGGCGAGCGCGGGCACCCGGGCCAGCCCATCCAGTGCCGGTGCTCGGCGATACCGATCATCGACGACGTGCTGGCCGACGCCGGGCTGATCGACCCAATGGACGTTGAACTCACGCAC